TCATTTGAAACTACACTCACACATAATTTCAGTCAAACAGGCAAGAAGATTAATCTCTTGGTCGGCAACAAAAGCAGATTGATACTGATATTTTGCCATAATCAAAACAGCAGAAGCAATGGAAGGACCATCAAGAACCTCATACAAAGAATCATAGATACGACGCAAAATAAGATTAATGTCATTATCAAGATTAGAAACCACCCACTTACGAACTTCGGGGAAGTTCTTTTCCTTTAGAAACTTGTTAAGTTCATTTACGGAAATGTCAGAGAAGGACGCAAGAATTCCAGAGTCTATTTCTCCTCCAACGGAATATCGCTGACATTCGTTGGTGACTCTTCGGAAATCTGGGAAGTGCTTGTTAATGAGTTCTGCAAGGACTTTCGGATCATATCGGATGCTCTCCGCATCCAAGATGTTTTGTAAACGCTTGAAGAAGAGTCCCGCCAGCTGGACCTTTTCCTTCCCTTTGATGGAAAATTCAATGACGGCACATCGGGAATGGAGTGGTTCAATGATTTTATTTTTGTAGTTGCAGGTAAAGATGAATCTACAGTTGTTATAAAACGTCTCAATATTTGCCCGCAATAAGAGTTGAACATCTGCGGTTGTGTTGTCACTTTCATCCACAATAATGACTTTATGCTTGTCATTTCCTTGAAGTGAAACGGTCGAAGCAAAGTTCTTTGCTTGGTTCCGTACAGTATCGAGGAAACGTCCTTCGTCGGATCCATTAATGACATAATAATCTACTCCTAGTTCTTCACATAATGCTTTTGCTACTGTTGTTTTACCTACTCCAGGAGGTCCAGCAAGAAGAAGGTTTGGTATTTCACCTTTTTTAATAAATTCCAAAAAAGTTTTTTTAATATCCTCCGAAAGAATACAATCTTTTACCTTTTTTGGTCTCCACTTTTCCACCCACAAAAAATTGTCACTCATTAATAAACTCCATTTAATACATTCCAAATACTTCTTTGACTTTTTCCCATAATATCAGCAATTTGTCTTTGCGACAATCCCTGATTGGAAAGATTAACAATTTCTTTCTTTACTTCACTCTCCATTTGAACGACTGCTTTTCTTGGATTTGATCTTCCAACTTGAGACCTTCTTGTGTTTTCTGAACGAGGCAACCATCTTAAGTTTTCTACTTTATTATTGGTTTTATTTTCATCAATATGGTCTATACACCAATCTCTACCTTTTGGTCTTGGTTCTCCCCAACATTCTACTACGAGTTGATGTAGTCGTTTTTCACGAACTACAACATATCCATCTCGTTTGTCAACTCTCCCAATAGGTTTCACATTTAGAATTTTACCACAAGCACTAACATAAATGTCGGGATAAATTTTTGATTGTTTGTAAATAATTCCGTTGAGTTCCATTAGAAGAGTTATAACTAATATTATTTATAACCAAAGGACATTTTGTGTAGTTTGGTTAATTTATCCATTTAGGACGCCTTGACGGCATACGGAGATAGTTGTCCGCAACCCAAGGTTTAGAGGCAATATACCTCTTATAAGCAGTAAAGGTGTCAATACTATCATCATACTTCCATTCATCGGGCATCGCACGAGCAAACGGAGTCACTTCAGTAATCTTTCCTTTGGGGAAAAGATAGTAAGCATCTAGAAGAGTATTGTAGCACGAATGGGTCTTGCCATAACGAACAGAATACTCATCACAAAGATTCATACCCCACTTAATCAACCAGTAGGCATTATGAATACTCTCTGCTGCCCACTTAGTACAGGGATGATTACGGAAGGCACCCTTCTCAGTCGCATATGGAGTTCCATCTGACTTTGGAAGAGTTCCGTAATTATGATACCACTTGGATGCCACGATAGAGAGCATTTGACACGCCTCTAAAGACATTTTTGTTACGTGACGGTCAGGAAGTACAATGGCACTTTCGGCAGGCCAGGGCGATGTTACGAATATATTCATCAGAAGCAATATTTCTTAAGATGGTGAAGAACTTCTTCTGGTTTATCTTCTAGATAATATGCTTCAGTTTCATAAACAGCATAAGAACCAGTTGCCTTTACTGACCTCATAACATCATTTAGTTTGTATTGGTCCAAAGAAGCAGACACTCCCAGTTTACCACCCTTACACGCTTGTGCAACGTGAACTGCCTCGTGATAGACAGTTTCATTAACATAGTGCTTAACGGGACTAATCTTATTTTTAATGTTATCCAAACAAACAATAAAATCAGGAGACTTTAGAAGTCCAAACAATTCCTTGTTTCTACAGACTGGAGCATTTTGCCTAATGTTATAGTTCTTTAGCATAATACTGCTAATGATTTCCTGTCCGGTGGGAGTCAAATAAAGAAGAAATTCCATAATAAAAAAGAGAGAATCAGTTAAAGGTGCTGTCTGGTTCTAAAGCAATCCAGTAAGAAAGATTGTGCTTGGTATTGGTGAATTGTGACAGAAGTTTAGAAGACACCACAACATTATAGGCACCAGAGACAATCTTACTGATGTTCTCAACCTTGAAATTGAAAGTGAATTGTTCGTCAGTTTCACCCACAACGATGGAGTATTCGTTAGAGGTATCATTCTTCTTGTCACGAACCACTAGACGAATCACGCCAGCATCACCAATTGCAGAAATATCAGGCAATTGATAAACTCCTGCCGCTTTCACAAGTTTCTCCAGAGAACCAGTTTCAAGTTGGAAGCATACATCCTCAGAAGGAAGTTTGATTTCCTTTTCCGGAGGAGAAATGATTACGTTAGGGTCGGCATAGAAATACTTTACCCGCCGCTTACCTTCACGGATAGTAATATAAGAATCCTCGGCAAAATCAAGGTCGGGGTCGCTGTGAAGACTCAAACCATTCAGAAACTGGTTCAAGTCGTAAATTGCAAAATCACGGGGGAACTCTTCGGTGATTTCTGCCTCTGCCAGAATGTTTTTGGCAATAGAGATTGTGCGGAGTTTGTTACCTTGCTTGACAAGAATAGACTGATTAATACCAGCAAAGTTCTTGAGAAGAGTCAGGGTATTATCAGAGAGTTTCATAGTGTTTTCTTTCAGTTTCATAATAATCAACGAGTGAATTCAGTAAGTCCATTATCTTTGCGAGTGTAATGCCCGTCAAAGTGGAGGAGTAGCATAGCATAGTGAATGACTTTCATCAAGTCACGCTTGTTACGTCCATCCTTATCACCATAACGAGAACCGTATTTAAGGATGTTTGCCTGACAGAATCCTGCTGCCAGTTTCTTTGCTGCCATCAGGTCAATAGTCTGAATGTCGGCATAACCATCACTATCACCACAATAATGCCCGTGATAGGTGCTAGTTACATAATCCTCAACATCTTTGAGAATTTTATCTTCGTTGTATTTCCAAAGATGATTTTTGTTTTCAGTCATAGTAACAGGAGTTTTTGTAAGGTCTAAGTATCCACTATGTTCATTCATAGTGAGATTGAATTTATTGATAAAATTTTGTTCTTCTTCAGGTCCAAACATAGTTAGGGGAAGTCATAATTAACCTCCCCCAATTATATCAGATTGTGGGGTTCAAGTCAACCTCTTTACCACCCTCAATTGTCAATTCAAGTTCGGTAGAAGGCATCTGGAAATCAGCATCAATCTTGTCATAGAGTTCAAGGAAGGCAGTTTTGGTTTCTTCATCAAAACGGTTGATACAGACTTGAATTGCCTTTGCCTTATCACCGAAGATGCTGTAGGCACGGATGATATGCACCAGGCGGCGAGTGGAGATGATTTCCTCAATACCACCATCATAGAAGGTCTTACGAATCACATCACCCCAATCGGCAAGACGCTTACAGAAATCATCAATCTCAGTAAGACCCAGAGATGCTGCGATGCCCTGAAGGATGCGAATCTCCGTAGCGGCGGCAGGATAAGGTTGCTCGAAGGTCACGCAGAAACGCTCCAGGAACGCTTCGTTGAGGACGTTGGTGCCGATAAAGCGTCCATCATCAGAACCCTTACCCTTGGTGTTTGCGGTGGCAATAACGTTGAATCCAGAGGCAGGTTTCACGAAACGACCGATTTTCTTCAGGAAGACACCCTTACCTTCAAGGATGGATTGCAGGCAAAGAATTTTGTTAGATGCAAGATCCACTTCATCGAGAAGCAACATAGCGCCACGTTCCAGTGCTTCGATGACGGGTCCGTTGTGCCACACCGTCTCACCATTAACAAGGCGGAAACCCCCAATAAGATCATCCTCATCAGTTTCAATAGTAATGTTAACACGAATCAATTCACGATTAAGTTGAGCACACGCTTGCTCAACACTAAACGTTTTGCCATTACCTGAAAGACCCGTAATGAACGTAGGATAAAAAAGGCGGGACTGAATAATTTTTTTAATATCGTTAAAGTTACCAAACTTGACGAAGGTATCATCTTTATCAGGAATAAGGTTCTGTTCTACGGCAGGAAGGGCAGCAGGAGCTTGATATGCCTGCTCCATCTTACCAACAACGGTGGGAGTCACTTCAAGATTCCAACGACCACGAGAAACTTTGTAACCCTCAAGTTTGGAAGACACGGTTTGATAGTTTGCTCCGTTGGACGCACACCATCCACGAATATCGGCAGAAGTAACTTCGGTGCCAAAGAGTGCCTTGAGAGAAGTAACGATGTAGTCGGTTGTCACGGAATTTTTGCGAGACATAATCTAGTTAGGTGGTTTTGTTTAACTGAAGTAATTATAGCAATAAAAAAGGGGGCGGTGGTGCCCCCTGTGACAGTTTGAAAAGTGGTCAGGCGACCAATTGAATAAACTCACCAAGAATCTTCTTATTCATTTTTTTAGAACTTAAAGACTTGACAAATGCGCTTTTAATTTGTGCCTTGGAAGCATCCTCAGCAACCTTAAACTCCGTATCACTATTGAGAGCGGTAGAAGAAAGACCGAAATAAGTATGATATCCAGAGGAGGTAATGGCAAAACTACGCTCTTTCTTCCAACGGGTCATTACTTTATCGTAAGTACCATCGGTATATCCGGTGTAGTTACGAACAAAATGACCGGCATCACGGGATGAGAGAATACGCATTCCAATAAAATTCACACTGGGGAAATTATCACGAAGATTCCGAAGAAGAAGGTCGGTAAATGCGGTGGCATTATTCCAATTCTTTTCGGAAAACTTATAGACATTTCCGGTCTTACGGTCCCGAAGATAGGCATTATCAGTCACATAATTACATCCCAAATAGGACTCCCCATTCTCCCAATTGCGTTTAATTTCACGATAATACTTCAAAGGAGCAGCTTCACCATCAGTTAGAACAACACACTGAACTTTCTGCAGTTTGTTCTCACTTTGGAATTTGGGAAGGATTTGATGTAAGGATACAAGAGCCTCATTCAAAGGAGTGCCAGAAAGAGACATCCTGTGGGGGGGTTGATAGGTACAGTAGTAATCACTACCAGAACGGTCATGGCATTTGGCAACCCGATAAATGTTCTTGAGTTGAGTATCAAGAACCGAACTTTTTACTTTACTGGTAAGAAGGTTCATCAGACCAAAGGAATAATCAACTACCAGTTCATTTTCTTTACGAGTAGTATGTTCCTTAGGAGTTCCCGTCACCCTACCATCACTATCATAAGAAGACCTAAAGTTCCATTCATTTGTAAAGGCATAAACCTCAAAAGGAATATTCACCTTATTACAGAACCAGATAAGATTATAAAGTTGCTTGACCGTATCCATAAGAACATTACTCATAGAACCAGACCAATCAAGAATGAAGACCAGACCGTGATTCTTACCGTTAGCAAATGTGGTTACTTTCTTGAACAAATCTTCCTGATACTTATAGGTATGAAGTTTGGTGCAGTCCAGAACACCAGTCTTTGAAACTGATGCACGAGCATAAGAATCTGCTGCCTTGCGGCATTCAAATTCTTTCACCAGATAATTGACTTCCTTTTGTGCAGAACGCTTGAAATTTACATAATCACTATCGACATTTGCAAAAATATCAACATCGTCCTGCACATAAATTTGCTTTTCCCAGGTTTCTTTACAGGTTTCGTGAATAATTTGATTTGAAATAATCACAGAATCCATATTCAGTTTGGGAAGTTCAAGATAGATATTCTCATAGGCACTATTATTAATGAGTTCCTTTAGGTTTTCCTCAAGAGAATTCATAGTCTTCACATCTGGTTCGGCGTGTTCTCCACCAGTCTGTTGAGTATCCTGATTGTCAAACTTTTTACCTTGAGTTTGTTGTTCATACCCAGAGGTTTGTTGCTTATCCTCACCACCATCACCTTCCTCTTCGGGGAAAAGTTCTTGCTGTTCTTCGGTTTTATCTCCGGCACCAGAACCAGGAGACTGTTCGTGATTATCAATACTGGGAAGTTTCGTTTGTTCTTCTTGCTTTTGGGTGCAGTATTCATAAAGAACTTTAGCGGCATCCAGAGTTTCAGTAAAAGTCTCTGCCTTACCAATCATATCTACAATTTCTTGCTCCGTCTTGGTGAATTCAAGAGTCAGGAAATTACCAACCTTGAAGTAAAGATTCACACGGTCGGCAAGATTATAGGTTGAAAGGTCATCATCACCAACCTGAAAGAAATCATCTTCCTGAAGTTCACGATAGGCACCATAGAAGGTCTTTGCCAGACCGGCATAACGACGCTTCATTAGTTTCTCCACACGGGCATCCTCACACACATTCACAAACTGTGGAGGCACCTGAACCTGCTCCGTCCAGTCTTCATCAGGCGTATAGAGGGCGTGAGAGACCTCGTGAGCAACCAACATATCATAAACTCCACTGCTTGCCTTCTGCCACATAGGAAGCGTCAGAACCCGTGTATGAACATTAAAGCAGGCAGTCTCAACCTTCTTGTGTTCCACAATCAAGTCTTCCGTTGCCAGAAGACGGGCGAGCATACCTTTTACTTCAAAATTTACGGTCATTGGAGTTCGTTTGTCTTATGAACGTATTATACAAAAAAAGAGGGTGGTGAAACCCTCTCGTGTGCCAGTTTTGGAAGTGGATATTAAGCGTTGTTTTTTGACTCTACACCTCTTTTTGAACTAGAGGTTCCTTTGGCAAGTTTTAAAACTCCTGCCGTTGGTGTCGTCCCACCCTGACCACCGCCAGAAGGTCCGGGAATTCTTGGACCAACATCTTGACCATAACGATTTTTTAACATATCTCTTCTATTATTGAAATCATCTACTCTACTTGGAACAAAGACACCAGTACCACCTTCAACAATACTCTGCCTCCACTCTTCGCTCATATTTGCCATAATCACAAGTGCCGCTTCATTTGTATCGGCATAACCTTCGGCAACTAGGTATTCTAGAATGGTGTCAAAGAGGTCAAATGATTCTTTCTGGTCTTCTTTTTTAGGCATTCTGGCACCAGTCTTATGTCTTTCTGTGCCAGCAGAATCTCTATAAGTTTCTCTTTCTCTTCTTGGAGATACATAACCTACACCAGGAACATTTCCAGTTTGTCCTCTATCTCTGGCAGCATTTCTGTCTGCTGCTCTCTGTGCCGCTCTACGACGATTTCTGTCATAAGAAGACATCGCCTCATCAAGTTGCTCTACTTCTTCACCAACAAATCCCTTTTTGAATTCACCCGCAGCTTTTTTGACTTTACCAGCAGTTTCGGCAGTTGCTGATTTCATTTTTTTCAGTTCACCCATTGCTTTATTATGTCTTTCCATTCCACTCAGAACAGCACCAGCAACTCTATCTAAAATACCTTTTTTCTTGGGTTGTTGCTTTTTAGCACTTGCAATCGCAGATTGTCTCTGTAAAGATGACTTGAGACCTGATGGTTTTGCCTCTGATGCTGATGACTCTGCTTCTCTTCTTTCCGCTTTTTTAGCACGAAGTCTTTCTAGTGATTTTCCAGTTGGTTTTCCACCTTTGAACTTACCACCTTTAGCAGTTACTGGTTCAACTCTTACTCCACCAGCTCTCGCTTCGGTCAAATAATATTCCTCAGCAATATTATAAACATACTCACCAAACTCTTCTACACCAAGTTCTTCAATTAGAATTTCAACTCCTTCCTCATTCAAACCCATCTCATAGAAATATTGTGCTGCAATTTCTACTTCTTCATCCACATTTTTTGGATTATGAACTCTGGCAGGTCCAGCATCTTTCATTAATCTTTTATTTTTAGTCGGTTTTGTAATTCTTTCTGGCGCTTCCTCACCAAGTTGCTCTACTTCTTCTTGAACCTGATGAACCTGTAAATAAGCTTCATAAAGCTCTCTAACTTCTTGTTCTCTCATTTTTCCAAAACTTTTTAATTATTTATAAAAAAGAAGCGTCCCCGCGAAGGATACGCTTCTTGAGTGCCTGCCGACGTGCCTTTGCCTGTCGGAGTGCCTGTGGTTTAAGTTTTCGTTTCTGCTCCTTTTTGGAGTGGTGATGCCTGTTAGGTACTTGCATTTTCCTTTTGCTTATGATTCTACTTTATACGAGAATCCTGCCTTCTTGTCAAAGCGTATGACACTTTCAAATCTGTCCTCAAGTCCGGTCTTATGAGAAATGACGAATATATTAGCATCCTTAATGACATAACGAATAATCTTAAGAAACTCTTCGGTTCCAAATCCATCAAGAGAACTATCAAATACCTCATCCATAATCAACAAGTTGGTATTCACGGAGTTCTTAAGTCTTGCCACTTCTCTCCAAGTAAAGAGAAGAGACAAATCAACTCTCATTTTCTCACCCTCACTAAAAGAACTATAAGAGAAGTTCTCGTGAATGGGTGACTTGATACTTTCATTAAACTCACTATCAAGATGGAAATTAATATAAAAATCCATCATCTGTAAGTAACGATTCACCTGCTGATTTATGAACGGGAGATACTTTTTAATAATCTTCGTTTTTACACCATCATCCTTGAGTAAGGAATAGGCAAAATCATAATGAACGATTTCTTCTTTTTTATCCGAAAGGTCATCAAATGTTTTTTGGAGATTCTCTCTAAATTCTTCTAGCTTCTCATGTTCAGTATTTCTGTTTTTAAGTTGTTCGGTAAGAGTTTGAACTTCAGATTCAAGGTCTCGGATTTGCCTCTGATTGAGTGATATCCGAGTATTGTTTTGAGAAATCTCATGGTTGAGTTTCGTAATCTCCTTTGATAGTGCTAGAAATTGACGCTCTCGTTCTTGTTCAAACTTCATAGTCTCCTCAAGTTCCTGAAAACCTTTCTGGAGTTCCTTTGCTTTATTTTGAGCGTCCGTAATTCTATTTAACCGAAACTCTTCCTCAATCGTTTGAGTACAAGTAGGGCATACCGTATTTTCAGTAAAGAACTTATGCTCTTTGGTAATCGTGGATACTTTCTGAGAGATTTTACCCTTAAGGTTGTTAAGTTTCCCTAACTTTTCGGCAGCACCAGTAACCTCTTCCTGCTCCTTGGTATACTTAAAAATATCTTCCTCGGTCTTGGCATTCTCCGTCATATAAACGCCAACTTCGGCGTCTAACTTGGCAATCTTTTCTTGATTGGCATTAATATTGGCATTTCCACGATTCTCAAGTTCCTCAATAAAACTCTTCTGCATTACAACCTTGTCCTTAAGGTTTTGCTTCTTCAATTCAAGAGATTTTATTTCATCCTTTTGAGCACGAATCTTTTCCTTGACGATAGCGTTCATCGCGGAGAATATCCGAATATCCAATAGGTCTTCAATCACCTCACGACGATTTGCGGTCGTAAGTTGCATAAAAGGCACAAAGGTGCTAGAACCCAGAATCACGATTTGAGTAAAAGATTTATAATTAACTTTCAGAATATTTTCTTCTAGAATCTTTTGATTCAACCTGTCATCAGATTCCTTATGAAGTTGCTTTCCATTTACCTCAATATCAAAAATGTTTGGTTTGATTCCACGACGAACCAAGTAGTCACGATTATTCACCGAAAACTCAATCTCAACCAGACAATCCTTTTCGTTTGTTTGATTGATTAATTGATTTTTATTGATTTTCCTAAAACTTTTATTGAATAATACAAAAGTAAGAGCATCAAGTACAGTTGATTTACCCGCACCGTTAGTTCCAATAATTAAGTTTGTATGATTCTTTTGGAAATCAATCTCAGTCCAGTTATTACCGGTACTTAGGAAGTTCTTCCATTTAATTGTCTTAAATACTATCATTTTTAGGAGGAATCACAATATCGTCAGGAGTAATTACGGCATATTTGTAATTATGCGTCTTACAGGTCTTTATGGCAAGGTCATCGTCAACTTCTATGACTTCCATTTCTTTCTCATAGTCTTCATCATACTCAAGCATCATAGCATAACGAGCGGCATCATCTTCTTCTTCAAATAAAAATAAAACCTTTTCACCATATTGGTCCGGAACGGCAAATGCACCATCATCTTTACGACCCTTAAGAGTGAGAAGAAACATTTTACTCCACTTCGCAAGCTTGTTTATAGAGGTCTTGGAATATGCCTTTGATAGTACTCTTATCAAAGTCACATTCGGATTCATCAATATAACGATTCAGAATTGAAATAGTATTCTCTTCCTCATCAATTACAAAGTTTTCATTTTCCTGAATCTCAAAGTTTTCAACAATCTTCAGGTCCTGAATGCCAACTTTATAGAGTTTGTCAATAAACTTCTCAAAGTCTTTTTGTTTGGACTTTTTACGAACAATCACCTTAACAATTTTATTAGAATACTCGGAGGCATCAAAAGTTTGATGTGGAGTATCTTCATAGTAAATGTTATAGAATAATTTATAAGGATTATTGATTGGAGTATGTTCTAAAGTTTCAGTATCAAAAATATGAAATCCCCGAGTATCATTTACATCCGTCCAGTACATTTCATAAGGATTACCGAGATAGAACACAGTTCCATTATCAGAACGAGTGTGGTAATGACCAGAAAATACCTTCGTGAAGTTTGAAAAAAGATTCGCTTCCAGTCCATGCTCTTCCATTATAAGATGTTTGTTAACCCGAAACCCTTTGAGTTCAAGGTGTCCCATAGCAACCTTTGCCTTAGATTTCTTAAGGACCTTTAGAGTTTCATCATAGTTCTCACTACAAATCCAAGGAATAAAAGTCATATCAATTCCACCAACCTTTGTATTGGTTGGAGAACTATAAGTCTTTATGTTTGGATAATCTTTGAGAAGAAGTTCTGGAGCATTAATTTCAGTAGAATTACGAAGAAAAATATCGTGATTACCAACAATCATATGGACTTGGTACTTTCTAAGAGGTTCTAGTACTACTTTTTTAGTCCAATCAAGACCCCAGAAATCAATACTTTTACGATTATCAAAGGCATCACCCATATGAATGACCGTCTCTACCCCGTGTTCTTCTAGAGCAGGGAAGAAAACATTATCGTAAAACAATTGAAAATAGTCGTGAAGATTTCTTGAAGCTTTTCTGGCGCTCCAGTGGGTGTCCGTTAAAATTGCTACCTTCATCGGTTTCCGTTTTTGTATTGAATGGCGTCTTTCATACTGTTGTACTCTGAATTGTTCCCAGAAAGCAATCCGTCATCAATTGTCATAACCTCATCATATCCGGTTCGTTCAATAATTTTATTTTTAATCTCCAATTGTTTCTTTTCTTTTTGAATTCTTCTTAAAAATGCATAGTGAATAATCTGAGTGAAATAGGCAAAAGGATTTTGAGACCTTTCTGGATTAAAGTTGTGAATATACTGAACACAATTCTCTATTCCATCGGAGCACATATCCTCACGGAACATATAATTTACAAAATTGGGTTTATATGAAAGGTGAGTGGCAATCTTTAAAAAGCATTCTCCAAGATAATCTGGAATTCTAGGTTTTCCTTCCCATGCACCAGACTTAGGAGGATACTTATCATACTTCTCAAAATACTTCTGTGCTGCCTTATCTACTTTAGATCTATAAACAATAAGAGCTTCTAATAACTCTTTATTGTTTACATAATGTTCTGATTTCTTTTTAGGCATAACATCGGACTTTTAATATAAGTTGTAATTATTATAGCACATACCGCAAGGGCTTGACAAGTATTGAAAAACCATATAGACTAGGTTTGTCTCCGTTGAAGATAAGTTCTAGCTTTCTTTATTAAGCTTAAAGATATTCTCCAAATTCTTTCTTGCTTTCTCTACCGAAGATACATAACCCATCGAAGATGAAGGTTTAACCTGACCAGCTGGCTTGTACACTTCAATTGAGTCATCATTTACATAATGCTCATACAACTGAATTATCTTAACGTCTTTTGTTTCGGTCATCGTGATAACTTTGTCTAGTTTAATCAAGAACATATCATCACTAGACATTTCTATCCAAGGTTTAATTTTAACATAAGAATCACCGGTAGAGTTTGTTACTGGTTTCATAATTACCGGGTTTTGTAGAATAATAATTGTATCACCATCATTCTCATCTATCATAACAAGTGATAGAATCTCTTCACCAGATACTAACTTTAGAATACAATAAAACTCATCTCCCATTAGTCTTTTAGCGGTATGTTTACAATATCGTAATTAAAATTTTCTTCATTATAAATCTTAATTCTTTCAATTAAATGATTAAGTGTATAATTTTTTCTTGACTTGTAACTAATATCATCGGCAATATCATATAGAGTTGCCTTTACTTTGTTTTCTCCTTTTCGCAGGACTCTTCCGATGGATTGGAGATTTCGTATCCTTGATTTGCTAGGCGAAGCAAATATAACATTATGAAGATTTCTGATATTGACACCAGTAGAAAAAGTGCCGTAGGAAGCAACGATGATTGCATTATTCTCTCTTTCGGTAATTTCTCTAACTAATTCGCGTTCTTCGGTAGCGACTCCACCGTGAACAAAAAATACGTGCCTATTATCAGTTTTGTTATTATTTATGAGATCGTAAAGTGGTTGTCCGTGCCCTTCTACTCTAGCAAAAAGGACCAGAGTATTGCCTTTCAAATCAAGAGCAAGATTCTTAATGAAGTTGTTTCTCTTTGAGTGATTAATAATATATTGAACTTCATCCTCAAAAGTTTCAAATCTATGAGGAGGGTGTTTCAGTAGTAGAACCTTAATATCTAATTTGGCAAGATGACCTTTCTGCATTAGTTCATCTGTCTTGATAATCTTATATGATGGACCAAATAAACCTTCCAAAACCCACTTATGAGTTTGAGAACCATCTAGCGTTCCGGTGAATCCAAAGCGATATTTGGCATCACAAAGTTTAGTCATTATAGATATTAATGACTTGGATTTAAACTGGTGTGCCTCATCTCCTACAACAACATTAAATCTAGAAAAGTACTGCTTGGGAAGTTTGTAGATGGACTGCCAGGTGGTGATAATGACTTGAGAATCAGTTTCTCTTTCCTTTCCCGCATAGATTTTGTGGCAGTATGAACCAACATCCCATCCATAATCTGCAAAATCTTTATACATTTGTTCTACAAGGGAAGTCGTCGGAACAACTACGAGAATATTTTGCTGCTTCTCAACGTAGTATCTCACAAGAGAATATATCATTAGTGACTTTCCAGAAGCAGTTGGAGATATCAATAACTTACGATTATGTCTTAAGGCGTCGAATACTCCCTCAATTTGGTAATCGCGTGGAGAATGCCTACTAATGGCAGTCATATAATCTTTTACACCTTCCTTTGAGATATGCTCATTTATCTCAAAAGGAAGACCATAAAACTTATTAGTTGTGAACTCATAGGTATAATTATGGTCCTTACAGAACTGAATTACCCTATCTAAAAGACCAACATATATTTCTTTCGTATCTACATTAAACAAATAGATGAATCCGTCCCACCACTTATTCCTATAAGCGGGTGAGAACTTTGCGTTTGGAACTTCAAATTGAAAAGTATCTTTTAACTCATAGTAGATATGAGGTTCTGCCTCTATTTGCAGATAAACCTCATTCTTTTTTGATATCACCAAATGAGACATTCATAAAGTATCAGTTATGA